CCTCCATTACTTCTCGCTTAGGTTAATTTCTTCATTGTTCATAGACTCAAATAAGATTGCATCATCAATCATACGCGCAACATCAGTATAAAGTATCGGAGTGTAATTCCAATGTTCCATACTGAGGTTCAAGGTATTATCTTTGAATCTTTCCTTTTTCTTACTTAAAGACTGTGCCGCCGCATAGTATTTTACTTCATGACTTCCAAAGTTTCGTGGTTCTACAGCGATAATAGCTGGCTGTTCCTCGCCACATATCTCGCCAATTGTGTATCCACCGACGCAAATGGTTCGTGAAATTCCAAAATTTAGCCATTTTTCTTTTGAAAAAAATCCTGATGGAAGGTCTTCCCCATAGTCGATTATCTCCAATGTGCCCGTGAGCTGCGATATGACTTCTTTTATTTTATCTTCACCAGCTTCTTTATTGACAAAGTTTCCGATAATAAGAGCGATATCATCTGGTTTTATAACCGAGCGCCAGTTCTTAATTATTTTCTGTGTGATTTTCTCATCTGTTAATAGATTTGCGTCAGCACAGATATAAACTTTTCCCATAGCCATTTCCTCCTTTTCATTCTTTTATTAAATTATAACACAAATATTTTAAAAAGTCAAATAATTAAAAAAAAGAGTAGTCAATGACTACTCCTTTCGTTTGCGTGTTCCCATTTCGATATTTTCTGTTTTTGCCTTTTTACTTTTCTCGCTTACGCAATTGAGTTGCCAAGTCAATCACATATCTTTTCTAATGGGTATTAGATAGTGCGGAAGTGGTTGTATTTTCCATCTCCCCACCATTGGTTGCAAGTCCAGCCTGCAAATGTGTCGGGGTTGTTAAAGTAATAATCTACAGCGTCTGCCATCGCTGAGTAATGGATTGAGCCGCCGCAGAAATAATCTGAATATTTATTAAATCCCCAAGGAGCACAAGTCTGGTCGAGTACTGCCTCGACTGAACCAGGCCAACGAGAATCATTTACCATATTCATTACTGAAGCTACGATTTTTGCTCTTTCGTAGGTATCAGACATTCCACCGTATTCACTTGCGACAATCTTGCAAAGCAATGTGTAATCATAATCGCTAACTACAGGAGCGGTTGCATTGCTTACATACGGATTTACTATTTCTAAGTCTGGATTACATTCGCTACATTTTCTACACTCAATATCGTTTGTATCTGTGATTTCATAACAAGTTGAATCAACCCAGTGACAGGTTGATTTATGTATATAGTGTGTACTTGGTTTGTACACTGTGTATTCTCTTGGTGTCTCTGCCTATGTTGGTGCCGCCTCAGTAACTTCGGCAGTTGTTACTGGTGCCGCCAGCTCAGTTTCTTCAACTGAGGAAGTGGATGTGCTTGTGAGTGTTGTAGTTGTGGATGTGCTTGTGAGCGAAGTTGTGGATGTGCTTGTGGTTGTAGTTGAGGTAACAGTGGTAGCTGTTGTAGCTGGAGTTGTTGTAACTACTGTTGTAGTTGTTGGCTCAGTTATTTCAGTAACCATTGCTGCCTGTACTGGCAGGTTTGTGCCGTGAGCTTTGTCAGTTCTTACCACGGTAGGTGTCGCTAAACAAAGCACGACAGCAGCTGCAAGAACTGCTGTCGCAACCTGAATTGTTCTTTTTATAGTTATTTTCATTATAAATTCCTCCTTTTCGTCCTTGCGGACTATGAGGGGAACACGCATTTATACCGCCCGTTTAGCGGACGGCGATATATTTAAGTAGAAAATTATATAACCCCTTATATAAAATTCATACTGAAATATCATTTTCAATTAAATCATCGAAGCCCCAAAAGACAATTCTTAATTTTTCTTCGGTGATATGAGCACAGTATCCTCGAACCCCTCTTACTGGAGTATGGAAAATAGCTGTGTAAACTACGCCTTTTATTATTTCTTGCTCAGAATAAAGTTCCTTTAGTTCTTCGAGAATTTCAAGGTAATCATCTGGATTACTTAAATCATCATATGTGGATAAGTAATTTAATGCTACTGCAAACACGTCAAATGGCTCAGCTAAACCAATAAAGGTACGTGGTTCTATTATAGGAACCTGTGCGAAGTATTCAGTAGGAATATCTACCTTAAACCCCGCTTCTCTTAATTGCTTTTTAACTAAAGCAAGTAGAATAACTTTTTCTCCTTCTGATAAATTAAACATTGGAGTTTTACATTCTACCAAAGCCATATGCGCCGCGAGAGCGATTTCTATTACATAATCCTCATTATCACATAACACTTTCGTTTTCAAAACTCAATCATCTCCGTGGTGGACTTATCAAAGATTCTGCCCGCCTCGGCTGATTTCGGAAGTGCTCTGTGACCTTTCTTAGTTCTTGGAGCGATAGCATTACACCAATATAATGCGTTCTCTGCTCTTGTTGCTGCGACGTATGAGATTTTACGTTCCTCTTCATTATAGAGACGTGCGCCTGTAACAATTACATTTTTATTTTCAAGACCTTTAGCTGAATGAATGGTAAGAACCTTAACACGATTACTTGTTAAAAGTGCCGCGAGTTCATCCAAATCAAGGTCTCCCTTTTTAAAGGTGACGTTTGGAATTTTTCTGCTGTTTAAAATATCCTGTGCCGCCGCAAGCTCATTGTTGGTTCTGGTTAATATAAACCAAGACCCCCAGTTCTGTGAAAGTTCAAGTTCTTCAAGAGCTTCAATAAACGGCATACGCTCTTCTTTTCCTTCAAGAATGCCTACCCTCGTCTTAACTGGCATTGAACTTGGACTTAACTTTGTATAAGAGTCCAAGAAACTTTCTGCAAAGCGAACAATGTTTGGCGCGTTACGATAGTTTTCAGTTAAGTAATATTTTTTGAAATCGGTATCTTTCCACATAGAAATTAGGTATTCATCTGTACAACCTCGGAAGCCGTAAATAGCTTGTCTGTTATCTCCTACGAAAAAGATATTTTCGGTTGGAATTTTCATTAAAAATTGATATTCCAGAGGGCTTAAATCCTGACACTCATCAATAAGTAAATGCTTAATTTTAGGAAACTTTGAAGAAGGTATCTTTACTGCCCTTAGAAGAATAGCATCAAAGTCATAATCATCAAGATATTTTTGAGTATCAATACCGTTAATAGTACAAATCTTATTACCATAAGAATGAATAGTACCAATAAAAGCTCCCGACGCCGCCCCGCCTATACGGCGTTTCATTTCATCGGCTGCCATATTAGTAAATGATATTGCAACAATATCTGGTGGAAGAACATTTTTTTCTTCTATTAAAACTCGAACCCTTTCAGTTAAAACTCTTGTCTTTCCGCAAGCTGCGGTTGCGAGGCATAGTATTTTAGGCTCTTCAGCGTAAATAACTTTCTTTTGTCTTTCATTAAAATTCATTCATACCTCTCCTCCAATTTGATTACTGTAAACATTATACCACAAGAAAAAGAAAAAGTCAATCATTTAAGATTGACTTTCTTCTTCATCAAGTATTGCATCTTCCAAATTAGCAGCTCGTCTTTCCAAAACACCAATCTTATATATTAATTCATTCATATTAGGTTCTTTAGGACGTTCTTCCCATTCGGGAAGTGCAGGATAACGTTGCTTTAAAACATTGTAAGTGATAGCATCGTAATTAACACCTGATTCGTCGTGATAACCACGATAAATAAAGTAAACAAACTCTGGACCTATAAGTCCCTGCTCTACTAAATCACAATACTCTGTCCAAGTTTCGTTGTAGTGATAAGGAAGATACTCCCATTTGTAAGTAACATCATTAGAGTCAGAAACCTTAATGTTGCCGCGAGCAAATTCTCGTGCAACAAGCTCTTCGACTTTTTCTCTTGTTAATGTTGCAATAAAACGATAAACCGTTTGTTTATCTTCATCACCATTAACATTAGAAAAGTCGAAATTCATTTCTGCTTTTCTTTCTCCGTCATTAGGTTCAAAAGTATATGTTTTCGGGGTGGCCTTTTCGCCGGGCTCAGCCCCGATATCATATTTAAACTTCTTTGTAAAATCAGACATTATTCATCGCTCCATAGAATTGCTGGAGATAATCTTCTGCTTTCTTATCAATTATGTAGAAATCAGCACCATGTTTCTTTGGTAAGAATGTCGGCCAATCCCACCAGAAAACTCCAGCAAAGTACGGGTCGTCTTTGAATACTTCCATACAAGACATATAGAAATTCAACTGTTCATCTTCGTCATATGAGAGACTTTCTGTAAAATCCCAAGGATGGGCAGAAGCATTCATTACTGAGCGACATCCTACTTCCATAAAGATGAATTGTTTTCCGCGGTCCTTAGCGATAGCATCAAGACGATAACGAATTTCCCACCATCTTTTTACAAGAGAGTCATAGCTATTATCTACTGGTCCATCGAGGTACTCTGCACCAACTGGATAATAAGCAGAAGTACCGAGATAGTCACAAAGCTCAAACCATTGCTGGTCATCTTCATGGTCGTGATTAGTGTTATAAACAATTTTACCCTTATAAACACGGCGGACTTCTTTAATTATATATTCCCAGTCATACTTACGGTGCTCAGTGCCAAGCATTTCACAGCCGATACATAGCATTTCTGCTCCACACTCTTGTGCTATTTCTGCATAGTTGAGAATAAAGTTTTTATAGCTTTCAAACCAAGGGCTCCAATAAGCATTTAGGTCGTCCATATTAAGGTCTGGGAAGCCGATATGGGCTCTCCAGACATTATCTCTTGAATGTACCATTGGTTTTAAGCAAACTTTAACTCCACGTTTATGTGCCGCCCTGACAAATTCTTTAATATCGCCTTCCGTTGGCGTTTCCAAGTGGTCTGCATAAATTCGAGTTGAATGATATGTGTCTTGGTAGTTTACTATTGTTAAGCAAACCCAATTATTATTGAGCTTATACATACGCTCTTGAGATTCTATTCCCTCAGCAGATTTAATTTCGCCCCTATTTGCGAAGTATCCATAAGTCATACCCCACATCTTCTCATTTTTATTGACTGGCGGCACAGAGGTTTTTGCTGTAGGGAAGGGTTCCCAAGGAAGTGCCGCCGAGATAAAAGGTGCGCCATCTGAATATCCGATATTAGGTCCACCGATATATGTTGCGAGTCCAGTCGCTCCATCAGCTCCAAAAAACTGTGGAGGGTTTGGATATGTTAAATCGCTACTCATTGCTATATCCCTCCCAAAAAAATTTCACTATTTAAATAAGGTATCATACCTTATATTATAATATTAACATAAATTTTGAAAAAAGTCAAATATTAGATTTCATACGCTATTTTACCATCAGTAATGAAATTTCTTAATCCTAAACGTACCTCTCTAAATGAGTTATTTGTTCCCTATGATTTTATAATAGAATAGACATTTGGCATATATTCATTTGATGAAGGAGTTATTATTGCTGTTGGTAGCATTTGAGTCATTATTGAATTAGTTGTTGAATAAAACTGGTCTGAACTCATTTGGTCTATTACTATGTTATCAAAACCATAGGAAAGTGCTGTAGATGTTCCTCTATAGTAAATTCCTAAAGTATTTAATTGCGTTTTACTAAAAATTAATGCAGTGAAAGTACTTGTAGAAGTAGTTGCACCATGTATTGCTACACAATATGGGGTCTAAATTACATAAGTTTTTCCAGAGTTAGCTGTACTCCAGCCTGTACTTGCTTGCAATGGGGCTGCGCTATTTTTGCTTGAAAAATACATTTTATTATTTGATGAAGATACAGTTGATTGTATCATATCTAATTTAACCATATCAACGTTATCTTTTTTAAAAATTAAATTATTTTCAACTATTGTTGCTCCCTCAATAGTTTGGTTTAATTCAACTTCATCAAACAAATCTCCGCTATAATTTTTAAGTATATTATAAATATCAGATAAAAAAGCTGTTGATGGTGAAGCTGTAATCTGTTCAACTGAATAACTCATTCTTCTACCTCCTCCATAATGCCGGTTAAACCAATGTTATTAACCAGTCCAGATTCTTGATTTGTGCTTACTAATTCGTCTATTGATGGAGAGAAGTTCTCTATAAGACGTTTTAATAATCTAAGTTCATCAAATGTAAATGAGACTTTTTCTATTGGAGCCTTTGCTCCACTCTCGTCCATATCTGTACCGTTAGTATTATAACGATTAACAATTTCAATACCTGGCTCATTAGTCTCAGGATTATAACGAGCATAGATACAAATACCGTCCCACATACGAAGCTCTGAATTGTCGGTTATTTCAAGTAAAGAGCTACGCTTATTAAACATATCAAGTCCAGCATTTGGATGATATTTTTTTACATATGAACTATCTCCAGTATACTGAAAACAAGCTCTCTGAACAACAATGCTTGTTGGGTTAGCAATAATTCCGCTCTCTGGTACTAATCCTATAAACTCCTCATCGCTATCAAAGCATCCTAAGAAGTACTCCCATTCAGTTGTATGAGATTTTAATTCAGTAAGAGAAATAGGAGTTGCTGCAGTTAAATATGAATATGCTGTTGTTGGAATAGTAACACTACGTTCAGGATACTTCCAAAAGCCACGAAGTATTAAGTTAGAACTTTCATACATCTGGAATGTTGGACTTGTGCTTCCCTCGTTGTTAATTGGTCTATCCCAATATTTATTTAGGTGGCATTTGTCTTGAGCAAAACGATAACGTTCCATAAGCGTATCTGACATATAGAATTGACTTGAATCATTCTGATATGACGTACCAGGTGAGTTAAAGCCAGGATAATTTATGCCTCTCATAATGAAACGTGAATCGTCTCTCATTTCTTTATGAATTGAACCAGACTCCAACTCAAAAGTATCAATACCCTCAATCATCTTCTGTATAGTACCAGGTCTACCCGTATATCCGATACAAGTACCATTATAAATACCTCCAATACCCATACCACCGGCAAGAGTGAATAATAAATTAGAACCAGCTTTGCTCTTAATATGTACAGCTAAATTTGTTGCTGCCTCCCTTTCATCCTTAAAATAAGTATCACAAGAACTCTCAGGATTTATTAAAACGCTATGATTACCGCCTTTTGGACAATACTAAATGCACGTTACTGCACCATTAGTACCACCAAATTTTGCAGCGAATTTTGAAGAATTGCTTAAATAAGGAGCTACATTAAATATACTGCTTCCTGTTATGTCTGGAGCATAAACGTATCTTGAAGCGTATTCAATTTGCGGATTGACAACATAATCAGAGCCGCCATCAGTAGATATCTGAATATATACTCTTCCACCATAATGGACAAGTGGTAAGTAATTATATTGATATTCATTATTTAATTTTCCTTCTAACCAGCTGGCCATATATCCTCTACCACTAAACTCCATTTTTTGAATAGTATAATTTTTGTATGGACCAAGATTAACATCTCTCATAGAAATATCACAGTGATTTTCGCTTGGAGAAGAAAGCATACCACTCATTATTGGAGGCTCTGGTATGCTTGTAGACTCTGGATTTCGAGTTGTAAATCCTAAAGAAATCTAATGCTGAGATGCTGACTCCGTATCATTTACCATTATATAAGGAGCAAATTTTGAATTCTAATTGCTTTGCATCATTAAATATGAACCATATAATGAGGTAAAAGATTGTGAAGCTACTAACTGACATTGCCTATTCAAATCAAGTCTTGCTCCGGTTTCTATTGAAATGAGTGAGTAGTCTTGTATTTTAATATGTGGGGCACCAGTAATATTAATGCGAGGTACATTTACTGATTCAGAGGGCCAATCATTATCAACATTATAGTTATAAGGCTAATTACCTGTAATATGAGTGTCAGGATGTTCACTATCATATTTCTCAAAATTAGCTTCCATGTACCAAACTGGAGTAGATTTTCCATCAATATAAATACTCCACCCAAATACAGTACTTAAAGTATATGTATAACCAATATCCGTTAAATCGCTACTTTTAAAGGTAGGACTATCTATAATTGCTTCTTCTTCTTCTTTATATGGATAACATGGACTAAACTCCTTAGTTTTCCAGTAAACTGTGCCATTCTCATCAAAAAACTATAAATCTGCATCCGGTTTATCGGGATATTCTGATTTTAATATATAATAAGTAACTTTTGGCTTTGAATGTGAAGGCTCTTTAGCATCATTAATTACAATGAAGCCACCATGCATATACATATTGTTTTTGCCATACAAAGAGTCAACAAAAAATTTACTACCAGAGTTAAATTTAACTTGTGTATCATTACCAGTTACGTCAAGCCATGCATTATCATGGATTGCAAGACGAGAAGTTTCTCCCATATATAATCTTGCATCTCCGCTAATATCTGCAATAGCATTATCCTATGCTTTATAACCATTCTTTAAAGTTGGAGCAGTCTATCCTGCTATAGGTGCTGCAAGACCTCCAAAGGCTACTGGCATATCAAGTAAAGAACCAACAATATTTTCTTGGTTACCATTACTATAAATCACATAGTATTTATGACCATTTCCTTTTGCCCAATTACTACCATTACCAACAATTATTTCATCACGTTCTGAAGTAATTGGAGGGACATCTGCTCCAAGTGGATAGAACTACTCGGTTTCAACGTCATAGCGATAAGGGAGACTTGTTTCTTCAACTATATATAAATGGTTTTCTTTTTTATCTGTTAAATCGAAAAGGTCTTCATAGGCATAGACAGTAGTTACATCGTCTTCTGCTGCGCCAAAAGGAATCCCATTACGAAATATAATTCCCATTTATTATTACCTCCTATCATAATGTGCCGCCCTCCATAAAATTGAGGAAGGCGGCGCAAATTATTATGTTAATAAATTTTTTAAGGCTCTTAATTCATCAATAGTGAATGAGACCTCTCCTTCATCTTGAGTACCACTGAAAGTAACAGTTGTTTTATCCCATTCAGTAATAGCTTTGATTTTTGCTCCATTGTAAAGACGGAGTTCAGAGCCGCCAGTCATTTCAATAACTGGGTCAGCTTCATTACCTATAACATGATTTTCTTTACCTTCATCTCTTACAACATAAGTAATAAATAGCTTTGTGCCAGGATTCTCATCGTCTCCTTCAGCTATAGATATAATTTCTGATAACTCCTGTTTAATTCCATGGTAGGTATGCATTGATGGCTCTATTCCCTCTAAGAAAGTATCATAATCACTACTATTTAAGAATTGTGTAATTACATCGTACTAACTTTGAGTAAAATCATAAGTCTCTACTGGAGAGTTTAACATATATGTAAGATTAACAGATGGGCCTACATACTTATTTCTCATACAAATATTCGCATTATCATAAAGCTAAAATACAGGGCCGCTTTTACGAATCTAAATTGGAGGCTTCCAATTTTCTCCCTACTGAGAACTTGTTGTATAAGTAAAACCAGTGATATCTGTATAATATTTCATATCTGTACGAACATCATTTTCGACAACAGTTGCAGCATCTCTATTTTGATAAGTAGAAGCAATTTTACCTTGGTCTGTAGAAGAGAGGTCTCCATATGCAGTTCCAATTGGATATTGAGTTTCACTATAAATTCCGACCTAAATGTTATTAATAGTACCGCTAAAGTACATATCATATCCACCGCCAACTGCACTATAAACGTATTTCATAACTCCATTAGTAACAGTCGCATTAGGACCATAATTTCTGTGAAGCCAATTCTAAAAATCAGGCCAATTGTACATTGTAGAAAAATTATATGTATAGGTATTAGCATTCCAATAATGGAAGCAATAATATTTTGATGAGCCAGTCTCTGTTCGAGTAAAACCTTCTAACTTAATATAATATCTATCAGGATAATATTCTCTTGATGCTATATCTCCGCCTGCAATATTCCATCTTTTTTGAGATGAAAAACCAGCTATTTTATTAAGCTCTATATTGAAATTCTTATAATCATTCTCGCTTAGGTCTTCAACAGTCATTCCTGTATAATCAGTAGTAGTAACAATTTCAAAAGTATCTGAGGCGGTCTTTGCTTCAACTCCGCAATCTGTTTTATGCTCGCCGCCTTTCATCTGAATTATCGCTTCGTCTCGTAATTCAACACGAGTCAATCCATCAGTGCTAATAAACATATCATCACTATCAAAAATTGCTTCGAGAGAATCCTGCTAAAATGTAACATCTGAATAAGATGGAGTATAGCTTATGCCACAAACCTCGCCAGGTGACATTTTATATGAGAAGCTTCCATTAGGCTCTATTGCAATTGCTGTTCTTGCATTGGCAGCCGGTCCAAATTTAAAATGAGTGACTGTATTTGCGTAAGGAGTAATTTCATATATTCCTATAGCTCCAGACTGACTACCAATCTTTATTCCTGTATTACCTTTGGTAGTCCAGTCAATACCAATAGCTCCTCCAAAGTCTGCGCCAATTCTCGCTCCAAATACACCACTATCACCAATTATAATATTTGTTTTACCTTGAAGGGCCAAAGTTGGCTATTCAACTCTTGAAAGCATACTATAAAGAGTAGATGTGCTGCCAGAACTGATATTTAATTTGGCACGAGGGAAGCATCTATTAGGATAAGTTGAAGTATCTCCCATGCTGTAACCGCCAGCAAAACCTGCCATATTATTAATGCCAGGATTAGAAATGGTGTTCATCAAATCACTAAATGAATAATTTCCATAAGACCCTCTCTATTCAGCATCTGTATAATTTCCTTGCGCACTGATAATAATCTATCCTAAAGTCTCATTGCTTCCAGGAGTAATTGCAAGGACTGGAGAGCGATTTGCCATTAAGAGGGTATGATTGGAACTTTCATAAATAGGAGACATTATAAAAGTAGAACCTGGGTCAATATTAATATAAGTTCTACCCTTTTGGAACATATTTCCTCCATTAGTATATCCACCTGAAATTCTTACATCGGCATTACCGTCCATAAATAAAGAACTTCCTCCACAAATATGTAATAAAGAACTTCCTTCAAGTAATGCTGTGGCACTTTCTTTCATCATAAAATATGGATAAACTAAGTCATCATTTCCGAGATATTTTCCTGTATCAAAAGGAGAAACAACTTGTGAATAATAATTTTCAGCCTGTTCTGATAACCAAGGAGTATAGTATCCATATTGTCTATTCTTTCTCATTCCATTCTAATGATAAGCGATTCCACCATCAATATCAATAATACCTTTTTTAGACATAGAGAAAACAGGAGAACCAAACTGAGGGTCGCCTAAAAATTGAACTTTAGGACTCCATTTCATTACTAATGACCCCTTATGAGGACTGCTCCAATAGCTTTCTTCTGTACCGCCAGTATCTTTTAATTCAAGGATAGGGTAAGGTGTAGACAAAGCTGACACACTCATACCATAGCCTCCTTCACTTGTACTAAAAAGTGCTCCTGCGCTTTGTTTAGCTTTTCCTTGACCGTTGGCCGCAACAAGCTGATTATCCATACCAGGTATAACCATATCTGATGTTAAAGGCTTAAAAGTCTAAGTGGTTACATCATAATAATAACTTTTACTATCAGCAGTAGTAACATAAATATGATTTGTCTCTTTATTTGGCAGATTAGTTAAATCTTCAAAATTAGTTACAATAGTAACATCTTCTTTCGCCGCCCCAAAGGGTCTACCGTTTCTGAAAATAACTCCCATTAAGTACCAACCTCCTCTTCTGCATCAGGGTCAAAATCGGGGTGGTCTTCCTAATAAGCTGCGACAAGTTTATCATACTTAGTCATTAATTCATTTACTTTGTTAAGTAAATATTCAACAGCATCAGAAAACTCTATATCTGTAACAAAGAATATTTGGTCTTTGTACTCATTCATAAAGTTTGGCTGTTCAGCGAGAGCAACATAATCATCCCAGGTTATGTCCTCCTCATGCATTTTACGCTGTTCATTTGCCATTTCCTTTGCACCTCCGTACAATTTGTTTTCTACATAATAAAGTAGAGATTTGAGTCGAAACGTCTAATCCTTTACTTATTAATATTATAGCATAAAAATAGAGAGAAGTCAAGTGTTGACTTCTCTCTTTTTAATATTAAACTATATCCATATCAATATCTACTCCACCAGCAGGTAAAGCAAAATGAGGCATATTAAATCCACTTGTATCTCCTTGAGAGTTTGTCTCAAAAATATAAGTGCCAAGGACAGATTTACCAAATAGCTAAGTATTTAATGTATCAACTGTAGCACATCCACTTGCCCATTGGGTGCCGGCGGGAGGATTTGTAAAATCTGGCATACCTGCAGCGGCACATATAATAGCAAATCCAATAGGTACGTGAGAACCATCGGAGTTTCCTGATACATCGCCATTTCCATCAAGCCAATAATTATCGAGATTTTTAGCGATGAATCTTCTACCACTATTTGCAGTCATCTAAGATTCTGATTGTGCAAGCCAGTTAAACATAACAATACCGCATTGAGTTAAATCAAGATAAATAGTATAATTATATCCGCCGTCTATTCTACTATAATAAATAGGAATAAATATAATCTATCTTGAGTGTCTTATGTCTGAAACGTGAGCATCTCCTTCAGTTATAAAATCAGTTATAAGTCTTGGTGCCATAGAAGGATTGATTTCATTTGGGAACTCTGCAACGGCAAAAGCGTTACCATACTATAGTCCTATACCTTCAACAAAACTTCTTATATTACCAATACCAGCTATTTTATTTGAAGATGGAGTATAAATTTCATTATCAGTAAAATCAATAAAATCTCCTAATGTCATAACATTTTTAGATTTCCAACCGAGAACAGTACCGTCTTTTGTTATTGTATCAAATAGGCCGCCCAAGCTATTTTTTATAGGCAAATACTTAGAACCATATTTTACAATATTACCGCTTCCGTTAACAAAACAACGTGCCTAAAGACTACTACTGCCTCCTGCATAGCTTGATAGTGCCATTCCCTTATATGTTAGGAATTGGGCGATAGGACCTTGTGAAACACCTTCATCATAGCTATTAGTAGAAACAACATATGAGCAAGCTCCAATTCTTCCACTTTCACCATACATTGTGTGTACTGCAAGGGGTGCGCCGCCACTTAAAAATTCTGCTGTAAATGAACGCTGAGATACAGATGATGTTTCAGAAGTTCTTGAGTTCATCATTGATTGTCTTAATGATAAAACATTAGAAACTTTAACTGATTTTCTTAAAGAGCTACCATCTTTATCTATTAAGGCAGGAGAAAAATACTGAATACCAATACCAATTTTTTCATTAAGTTTAGCATTTCTTATACCAGTTGTCATACCATTATAACGATAATTAGTTCTTGCACCATTTTCATAGTGTGCATCTAATGGATTATAACTGTTAAAATTATTTGTTGGCATAGTACCACTTGCATCAACAGCAATTTTATCTGTGACTGCCTACTTAGGGTTAAAGTTAATCATAATCAATTCTAATTCTGCTAAGCTTCTATTTGCATAAGCAAGAACTTTGGTTATATCATATGTATATTTTTGCTTACCCTATGTTTTATCTGAAACCGTTGTCTCGGTAAGAGTAAATGTAGTTGGATTATTTAAGTCGTCAACGCTATATGAATAATAGTTAGGATTATACATCAAAATGTTTACATCCTAAACAAACTTAAATTCATCGCCATTATTACACATAGTTCTTAAAGTAGAATAATACCAAGTAACTACACTTGTCTATGCCAATGAATAATAGAATGGATGTGCAATTTTTGTAGTGTTAATAGGATAGCTTGTGCCGGCGGCTATTTCTGAACAAGGAACTACATTTTCAGAAGCATACAAATCATACACATTTATTTTTCTTGAACCTGGATTCCATCCACTAACCAAAGCAGAAGCTGAAGGTGGCTTATTCCAAGATTTAACATAGTTTTCCCAAGAACTATAGTCATAATTATCAAGAGTCATATTATAATTATTTGTAATTGGAATAGCTATATCTCTTGTACCATTACCTCTCTAAATTCTTGCAACAAGATTGGTAATGTCATATCCATTTGTCATAGTTGCCCATGCGCCGCCCCTCAAAGAAATTGTGGTATCACCATTCAAACCAAGCAAAATATTAAGAGCATTAACCTGATTTGTAACGTTATTCAACTGCTTAATAATAGCTTGGATAGCATCAACGATACCATCGTCTCTCCATACGGCCTCTGCAAGAGCATCAAGAACCTAACCAATAACCCAGAAATTCTTATCTAAATCTTCTACCTCAACTCTTCTTGAGTATCTTGGCATTAAAAGATTAAGGTATCTCTTAAGTTTATCAGCATCAGACATAGGGAATACATCGTGTTCTTGAACAAAAGTTGAGAACTCATCAAATGTAATATATGCTTTATCTTCATGACCCTCACCTTTAGCGTTAGCTACAAGATAAAGTATAGTTGAAGCTAATGTAGCATCAACAACTAAACGGCCCTGTCTTCTTATTTTTATAATCTTTGACATTAAAGTATTGGCGCAATCTTCTATGTTGCAACTACCTGCCAAATCATTAACGTAAAAAGTTATAAATTCATAATATTTTGCTGGGTCATCATCGTCTACACCGTGAACTTTTGCAAGATGATGGTCTACATAAAAATATGATTCATCTTGTGGATATACGCCAGGAGTAATAGCGTCACCATTTTCATTAGTATAAATTACATTATAAGCATATTGGCTGCCCTTATTATGGTAATTATCATAAGTAAGATATTCCTATTGCTGTCCTGTTCTATCCCATTCAAGAGTATGCTCAAAAGCGACATCCCAGTTAGTATCTTGTTCTGTCATAATTTCATTCAAAGCAGTTTCTGTAATTGGTTCAAAAATCTACTTGAAAAATTCAACTTCATAAGCCTCAGCATGAGTTGAATATATTGCATAAATATTCAATACAGCCCATGCATCATCTATACCAAGAACACCGTCATTACATACGTCAAGTGCATGGTATAATTCTTCAAGAGTAAGGCTACCAACCATATATTCTTCGCTTTCTTCTTCCTCGTCTTCTCTCTTGATTTTATTAGTATAATCCATATTACGAATATTCATTGGAATCTCGTCATGACGAGCTTCTCTATATGTCTATCCGAGTTTATTAATTAAAGGTCTGGGATTTAAATACTCGCCCTGAAGAGTACCAGTTGCATCTGCTGCAAGTATAGTAGTTCTAAATTTCTAATCGAAACCTTTTCTACTACCATTATAAGTATTATCACCAGTTTTCTTTTCATCAATATAAAGATTGGTACTTAAATCATCAATAATACTTTCCCAAGAAATAAGACCGAGGTCATCAGTTTCAAGCAAAGAAAAGGCTATCTCGCGCTCTTTTCCTTCATTCGCCATTTTCTTCATCCTCCTTCTTTCCTATCACCCTTTCCCAAATCTTCTTTAGGGAATCAAAGCCGTTCATACTAATGAACGCAATAATAAAACCATTAAGAACACTTGCCGCGATAGTAGCAAAACTAATAACAACGCCAGGTGCAAGGAATGGAATTATAACAGCAATGATTAGAGCAATAATTAATGTTAATATCTAAGTAGGGAATTTCTTAGGTACTACATTTTTCATAACTTCAACTATAATCATAGTCAAAAATGCCATAGCACTTATTGAGCCTAAAGTTCCTAAACCTAAAGCTGCAAAAATACTCTCCATTGTTATCCCTCCTTTAAATTAAGGGGAGGTTTAACTCTCCCCTTTATTATTTCTTAACAATTTTCATTTGAAGCTTATCAATCTTTCTACCGAAAATACCAGCATAATCCTAAGTTCCAGTTACCCAAGGTAAATAAGAACCGCCAACAGTAGATACTCTATACTGAACTTCATATCCATCGACGCCAGTGAGATATGCCTGAACTCCGTCAATCATATAAGCCGGAAGTCCTGCATAACCATTATACCAGTCATTAGCATCATACTTAGTTATCCAACCAAGCCAGCCGCCACCAATAATGTGAACACGATAATGGAGAACTCCTTCTGAAGCTTTTGCCATTAAACATCTTATTGGAGCATAATTAATACCAGCGTATCCCATATCATTTGAATCATTACAATTCTTTATTTCTCCAAGCCAAGAATTTGTACGGACTTTATAAATTACATCAATCTACTTCTTAGCTGGTGCCGCAGGAGCAGCAGGAGTTGTTGGTTTAGCTGGAGTTGTTGGAGTAGGAGCTGGAGTAGCTGTTGGATATACAGCTTCACCTTTACTATTATAAATAGTATAGCCTTCCTTCCAAGCTTTCTTAGCATTATCAAGAGAAGTATAAGCGCCAATCTGAGACTTAGCATCTGTCCAACTCTTACGAATACGATACATTTCGGATGTTGCTGGAGTTGTGCCGCCCTTCAACTTATTCAACTCTGCTATACAATTAGCTTTAAAAGTTGACCAGTGAGGGAGGATATAGATTGGGCACCATTTGTATGGGTGCTTGCGAGTATTAAGATAATCGTTATTCCCAGTAATACCATCACGAACATTAAGCCAATGAGTGTGAGTAAAAAGATTATCTTCAACATTAAGATTGTATTTGTTAAGTAAATAAGCTACTAACTTTGCACAGTTAGCTTCTGCCTTTGCAGAATTTCCAATTACTTCTATAGCAATAGTTTTTCTATTACCATTACCGCCGCCGTCAGCTGCGTGCCAACCACTTAAAGTAAGAGGGAGGCCCTACCAAGCACAATAATCATCAACGTAGAAATGAACTCTTACGTCATTCATATTGCCGTTAACTGTTGCACGAGTATACTGCTCTGCAGGAGTAGTATTTGAAGCTACTGAAATAGCCTCAGTATTATGAACAGTAACGCCCAACGGAACAGCAGGAAGATTATAACCCGGCATATCAATACCATAAGGATTATGGTTTGTTAAAAGATATTCATAAACCTTCAACCCATTCCAAGTAAAGGTTTTATCCGGTGTAAGTGGCATTATATCAACCTCCTTTTATAGGAACAATCCTATTATTTCCTTTTATAAGTAGAAAAAGTCACAAGGACTTATAATAAATCCCTGTGACCTCTCTGTATATATAACTATTAATTGCAAAGCGGTTGAAGGGGCGCCGCCTGAGCCAGAGCAATTATATAGTTTTTAATAAGTTCTAAACTGTAGTTTATAAATTGAAGGTGTTGCATTATTTTGGCTTGAAGATGTTTCAATACCAACAAGATACTTACCAGAATTTGGAAGTTCTCCAAGCATTATACCCTCAATATCATTTTGACCTACTGTTCCATTATGAACAAAAGACATTGTATATACTCCATTCTCTGCACCATTCATGTGGTCAAGGAGCATTGAAATATACTAAGCAGTTGTTTTATTCTAATCATATGGGATAAGATGAACTTTAACTTCTGTACTTGTCCAACTTCCTTCTGAAAGAGCGCAAGTTGAAATAACACGGTCTGAAGCGAAGTCAAGGACACGATTAATAAACATTGCTTTTACAGGAGTCAAAAAATTCTAACTATTGTCTCTTGCCTAAGGTTGAAAATTAAGACCAGAATGGAAACCAACTGCACCATTAATAAGGCACATAGAACCATTATTAATTGGGTCTAAAATTATCCACTCGTAATTATCAACATAGACATTATCCCAGTAATACTGAATAGTATGGAAGTTATTGTTGGGGTCAATAACATAAGTATATTGACCCAAAGTATCAAGCATTTCCTATACGGTTAAATCTCCTGACATAAGTGTCTCAGGAATTTGAGAAATGACTTTAATCTGAGCACCGCCTTGTGGCATATGTAAAATTCCACCCATTTAAATCACTCCTTAATAACCCATTATTTCGAGCATAATATCTCTATTATTATATATATCAGTTACACGGATACATTTAGCTCCTTCTGAATCATAATAAAGATTAAAATTAGGTGAACCTTCTGGACCATTTGTTGTATCAGTAATTGAAGTTGAATTGTTAACACCAGAACTTGATTCAATCCAGTAGTAACCTGTTTTAATGACCTGACCTGGAGTATTTCTGCTTATAACAGTATAGCGAATTAAATAATATGCTTTATTGCCTAAAACAACATCTACACGGTCATGGCCACCGATACGCTGGAATCCGTCATCAACAGTAGCTTTTGAGAAAGTAGGAGATACAATTGAAGCATCTGAAACCATTGGATAGAAAAGCTTATCTGTTATTACAGTGCCGCCAGTAGCAACAATGGCTAATGAAAGCTATGTTGGAGCGTTAATTGTAAATGTATTATCAAATCCATCTTTATTTGTAGCAAGCAATGCGCCGCCCTTTTCATAAAGAACCATATAATATGTATTATTGTTTCCGCCAGTACATCCTGATAACTTATATGTACCCGCAGGAAGAGTATTAGTAATATCAATTACAATAGTACCAGAGCTGCCGCGCTGACTTCCATCTGTAGAAACAATTACACTACCATCTGAACGAATTGCTCCACTATAACCAGTATTAAAACTAATACCACCAAGTGAAAGAAGGTTATCAGAAATTTCTGAAGAAGCGCATTTTGCATTAAGAGCATTAAGGTCTGCCGCATCAGCTTTGTCATCAAGAGCTGCTGTAAGAACCTTGTTCTGAACTGGATTCTCAGAAACAAGACTTAATGTATCATCAACTGTAATTACAGGAGTTACAGAAGTGTATGAACCTTCAACTACAAGTAACATAGGAATATCAACTGAAGGCTGTTCACCATACGCCTTAAATACAATTGAACCATTATTGATTGCCTGAATAATCATTTTAGCACCAAGCAAACCGTTAAGCTGGTTCTCAGTAATTCCTGCCGCCGGACCAACATCAATAAAGTTTGTTGAGTTGATTGCCGCATTGCTATATGTATAATTATATGAACCGTCTTGCTGTTGTACCCAGTTAGCTGCTGAAAGCACGAAACTATACTGCTCGCTTCTAATTGTTACATCGCCAGCATCAACATCCGCGCCTTCACTAAATGAAACAATTAAATGTTTATTGGCATTAATTGTTGTACCAGTAATACTAATACCATTATCACCATCAGCACCATCATTACCATCAGCACCCTTAGGACCAGTCTAACCATCAGCACCATTTGTTACTGTAAATGTTGATGTTGTATTGTTACTATATGTAATAGTGTATGTATCAACAAGACCGCTTGTACTTGTTTTTGTAACAGAAGTAATACCTCTACCTGCAGGACCTGTTGCACCATCTTGACCATTAGTACCATTTATACCGTTTGTAACTGTAAATGTTGAACTTGAACCTGATGTATATGTGATAGTATATGTATCAACATTATCAACTGTACCTGTCTTTGTAACAGAAACAATACCTCTACCATCAGAACCATTTTGACCTGCAGCACCGATAAGGGAAGCTAAGAAATCTGCTTCTGTACCTACATTACCTGCATCAATCCAAATATCGTATGCAGATTTACCATCAGCGCCATCGTCACCATTCTAACCAGGTGCACCGTCTTGTCCATCAGTACCGTTAGTACCATTTGCACCATTAGTTACTGTAAATGTTGTTGAAGTACCATTTGTAAAAGTAATTGTGTATGTATCAATAAGACCAGAAGTACCAGTCTTTGTAATTGATGAAATACCATTACCAGCAGGGCCTTGTAAGTTACCCGCATCAATAAATCCATTTACTGCACTTGGGTCAGAGCTGTTTGTGTAAACCCAAAGATGTCCATTAATAATATAACAGTCTCCCATTGTCTGACCAGTTGAAGGAAGGTCACTTGAACTTGGAAGTTCATCCTTGATGATAATTGATGTACCATCTGCGCCTTTTACAACACCGGCGTCAAGAGAGTTTCCATTACTAAGAGTAATGATAAGGTGACCTGAAGCATTAACTGCCGCGCTACTTACTGAAATACCATCTGTACCATTAGTACCATTTGTACCATTAGTACCATTTGTACCATTAGTTACTTCAAATGTAGTAGTATCACCATTTGTATAAGTAATAGTATAAGTGTCAACATTACCAGAAGTTGCAGTTTTAGATATTGAAACAATACCCTTACCATCTGTACCGTTAGTACCATTAGTACCATTTGTACCATTCGCACCATTGGTTACTGTAAATGTTGCAGTATTACCATTTGTATAGTTGATTGTGTATGTATCAACAAGTCCCACTGAAACTGGGCCAGTAATTGAAGCGATACCATTACCTGTTGCACCAGTAGCACCAGTAGCACCTGCCGCACCGTCGTTACCATTTGTTACAACGAAAGTTGAAGAAGTATTATCACTATAAGTAATAACATAGGTGTCTGTTAAGCCAGGAAGACCAGGCTCATTTCCGCCTGCTGAGTTACCACTAAATGTAATAAGTGTAATGCTTCGTCCATTTGTGCCGCTTGGACCTCTACTACCAGCTTCACCATTTGTTACTGAGAAAGTTGTTGAAGTACCGTCTGTATAGTTGATTGTATATGTGTCAACAAGACCGGCTGTAACAGGACCTGTAATTGAAGCAATACCAACACCGTCTTCACCATCAGCTCCGTCCTTACCGTCTTTACCATCTGTACCGTCTGCACCTGCTGGACCTGTTGCACCAGTAGCACCAGTTGCACCAACAACGCGACCGAGATTTACTGGTTCAGCTACATCTGTGTAAGTTGCATAAAGGTCTCCAGATAAAATATAAAGTTGGTCAATACCAGCTCCATTCTTACCATCTGCACCTGCGGGACCTTCTGGGCCTGCAGGACCTGTAGGACCTGGAACACCCTAAGCACCAGTCTGACCAGTAGAACCTTTAGAACCATTGGTTACTTCATAAGTTGAGGGAGAACCGGTAGTATAGTTTATCTGGTATGTATCAGTTGCACCTTCAATACCTGGTTCATTGCCGCCAGTACTTGAAAGCCAAACTATAGATTCAATACCTTTTCCGTCTTTACCAGCTGGACCTTGGCCGCCACCGCCGCCATTAATGAAAGGATTAAAGCTCATTTATCTCACCTCCCATTAATATATGAACCATATTTTCTTAGTACATCCTGTTTTAAAAGTAACTGAATGTATCATCATATGGTTTGCTCCATCATAAGGGGTAATGAATTGTCCAGTAGATGGAACAATATTTGGAACGCCGTTAATTGTCAACTCTTCTCCGGCAGATTCTTCGAAGGCAATAAACTGAATTTTGCACTATTGACCTGGAGGAACAGTTCCAGTCAATTCCTTAAAAAGTAAAGGAACAATATTCTCGCCTGCCTAAGCAGTAATTTCAACACAAGCATACTGTGCCATTAAATTTCCCCTCCTAATTCGTTAAAAATTTCTTTTATTTTATCTAAATCATTCTCATCATCAAATACAACAGTTATTACGTCTCCCATTTTATACTAAGCACTTAATATGCCAATAAGAGATTTACCATTAATAACTCTTTCACCAGACTGAATATGTATTGATGAATGAAGTTGACTTAAATCCCAGTTTAACATAGTAGCTGTTCTTGCTACAATATCTCTATTTAATTTATATTGAAGTTTCATTCTCAATTCCTCCTTTAATATAATAACATTCTGTACAACAATAGTCAACATTTCGATTTCAATAGCAATTAAATTGTTGACTTTTTACCTCAATTATGTTATACTTAGATGAAAATAAAAAAAATGAGGTGAAGAAAATGAATGTAATTACAAAAGCTTTGCTCGAAGCAAAACTTGAACATCATAATCTTAATTTGTTCTATCCTATCGGTTATGGAAATGAAGCCGAAACAAATATGAGAATAGAACAAAAAATAAGCGAGTTCCTTAATCAATATGGCAAATATGCAGAAACTCATACTTTTGTATTAGAATATCACGACGATATCATAAGTGCTATGTGTTACAGAATGTTAAAAGTTATATCTGCTATGTCTACACCTATTAATTTGGTCATATATGGCAAGCGCCGCAAGACCAAAGATATTGTGAAGGGAGTAAAGAGAATCGGTAATTACCGATTGAAGAAATTAATGAAGCAAGAAAAAGCTATCTATATTTCTCCCTTTAATCCTCTATATAAAGTAACTGACTCTAAGGACATCTTCAGAGATTTCCCTAATGTTACTTGGTATCCAATGAAAGAGTTTACTCCATACCAATTAAAAGCAATTAGATTATTTTATCATCTTGGATATATTAAGAATGATATAATTGAAAATGATACTATTATAAATAATCTTCAGCATTGGTGTGAATGTAGTTATTCAATGGAAAATCATGCTTGGGAGAATATGAGCTTCCACTTTAATGACAACATTATTGAGCCTTATGAAGAAGACATAATAGTCCTTTTCTTGACTCCTTCTCTCGAAAAGAATACAATATTATTGAGGGAAGTTGAGAAAACAGATTCAATTGTGCTCTACAAATTCCCTGACAATATAGACGATGAGACACATGATAAAATAATTACTCAGCTTAGACAATATTCTATCTTTATTAAAAGTCATTCAAATGCTTATGGCTATTTAAATGAAGTTGATAAAGGAATTACTATTGAAGATTATCAAGAATTTTTCGGCAGTCATATAACTATATTAAATGAAAATAGTATAAAGGAGGAAGAAAATGTTTGATATAAAAATTTTTATAGTAAATGGATAGGGCGGCTCGGGTAAAACTACTTTTGAAAATTTTGTAGCTGAGGCTTGTGAAGGCGATGTTGCCGCCGTCTCAATGATTGATTATACAAAACAATGCGCCGCCAAGCTCGGTTGGAATGGAGCCAAAGAAGATAAGGACAGACGTTTTCTTAGCAATTTAAAAGATGCTCTTACAGCTTGGGATGATAGCCCATTTCTTACTACTTGTGCTATGGCTCATATGGCAATTAAAGAAGGCTGCGAAATTGTCTTTATTGACGCGAGAGAGCCCGATGATATTGATAGATTAAAACAAGCGTTCAGTTGCCTTACAGTCCTTGTAAAAAGAGGAGGTCAGAAAGATTATGGAAATCATGCTGATGATGACGTTTTTAATTATAATTATGACATCGTTATTGAGAATAATGGAACGCTCGATGAACTTCGTGCTTCGGCAGAAGAGTTCGTCAAAATGACGAAAGGAGAATAATATGATATTAAATTATTACACTGATGGTGCCGCAACAATGAGAAAGGTCAACAATGAATACGTTCGTGAAGCTGGCGGCTGGGGCGTTATTTGTCTTGATGAGAATATGAAGGAATATAATCGTCTCTCTGGCGGCGAGAAGGAAACCACAAACAATCGTATGGAGTTAATGGCTATATGGAACGCTCTCAATCTTGCTGAATATGAGACTCGTTTTGAGAAAGGCCCATGCACAGTTAATATCTATTCTGACAGTGCTTATTGCATAAATATCTTTACTCAATGGATAAAAGGTTGGATAGCAAGAGGCTGGAAGAAAGCAGATAAAAAGCCAATCGAAAATCTTATTCTTATTCAGCAGATATGGGACAAGATGAATCAAGTTGCGGGTGAAGGCTCATTTAATTCTGTTAATTTTATTAAGGTAAAAGGACACGATGACGTTTACTGGAATAATGAAGCAGATAAATTAGCTGTTGCCGCGAAGGAGGAGATAGCCAATGGGTAATATGTTTCATCCCGATTTATTACCAGAGTCAAGCGACCCAGAAGGCTCAAAGAGATATGAAGCTACAATCTTTGTTAATTACTTCCCTGCTGAAAAAGAGGGTGTGAAACATATTGATTTAATAGCTACTAATAAATTATTCATTGTCCAAGCATACGGCCCTGACTTCAAAAAAATAACATCAAGTGTATTTGACGGAGTTGTACTTAAAGAAAAGAATGGTAATTATTCTTGGTGGAGACATTTAAAAGCAAAATATCGTTATCCATTAATTAAATATGAAGATTAAGTCAAGAGTAAAATCTTGACTTTTCTTTTTATTTGTGTTATAATTATAATATAAATGAGAAAGGAGTAAAGATTAATGAGCTGTATTAATTGTGAGTATGCAAGAAGAGCAGAAAATAATGAATATGTAGGTTGTTGCCTTCTTGTAAAACTTTCTTATGAACACCCTGCGAGATTTGCTTATGAAGGAGACCAGTTATTTGACTTCTATGAAAAAGACAGTATATGTACTGGCTGGGTAAATTTAAGCTATAGACCAGATGAAACTGGTAAAGAAGGAATGATAACAAATTATATTCCTTGTTTTAAGAAAGATGACGTTTGTAAACATTTTAAAGAAAAAGGATATATAGGAGGATTATTAGATGAGTATGATTATTGACGGTATCGACTTTGAAAATCTTGAGGCAGAGAAGTATTGGTCTTTCCCCAAGACATATAAGGGCGATAAGCAGGCAGATACAAAGAATATGATTATGTCTGGTAACTATATCGGCGCTGAGAAAAAGGACGGACACTATGCCCGTTTCATTAAGGATATGGACGGCAATATGAGACTTCAGGGTAGAAGCGAAAGTGTTAATGGTGGCTATCTCAATAAGATAGAATGGGTTCCTCAATGCCAGTCTTTCTTCGACAGTCTTCCTAACGGCACGGTTCTTCTTGGAGAACTTTATTTCCCTACACAGCGCGGCTCCCGTAAGGTTACTACAATCCTTGGCTGTTTAAAGGATAAAGCTCTTGAACGTCAGGAAAAGGGCGAAAAGCTTCATTACTATGTATTTGATATATGGGCATACAACGGTAAGTCTCTTCTTGATACTCCATTCCAGACAAGAATTGAGCAGTATCTTGATTATGAAATTCTTGACCTCTTTAAGGGTGAAGATTATGTAGAAGATGCTTATTACTATGAAGGACAAGAGCTCTGGGATGAGCTTGGTAAGATTCTTAATGAAGGTGGCGAAGGAGTAGTAATTACTCAGAAAACTGCTAAGGCAGCGCCAGGTAAGCGTACTGCTCGTAAGACATTAAAGGTTAAAATGGAAATTGAGCAGACTATTGATGCTTTCCTTGACGGAAATTATAAGCAGCCAACTCGTCTTTATAATGGTAAGGAAATAATGACTTGGCCCTACTGGGAAAACGAAAAGACTATGGAGAAGTCTAATATTAACCGTTTCAAGGATTACAATGACGGACTTCCTTGGGTTCCTGTTACAAAACCATATTACTATGGTTGGGCTTCTGCTGTATCAATTTCTGTTATGAGAGACGGTAAGCCATTCCATATTGGCTGGATAAGTGGTATTACAGATGAAATGAAGGAAGGCATTATCAAAACTCCTGATAAGTATATCGGCAACGTTTTTGAAATAACTTGTATGGAAGTTGAAAAAATCGACGGCAATTATTCACTTCGTCACGGAAAGTTCGTTGCGCCGCGCCCCGATAAAAATGCTAAGGACTGTACTTTCGACCAAATAGACTCTTAAAAATCTATAAGAAGTTGAGTACGAAATCACTTAATCTTTAGAGGAGAGACTTTATGTCTCTCTATTTTTTTTAAGAGGTGAGTGGTTATGAAAGAGTATTTTCTAACTCCGATAGAAATTAAGGAGCCTCCACGTCATACACAGATTCATCCTCGTTGTTATACTTGTAAGAAATTCCCTGTTTGTAATCTTAGAGAAGATTACTTAAAAACTGCATTACTTATGCAGAGAATACTTGGTGACCCATAGGACGATAGAGAGTTGGGTTACTATAATAGCTCTTGGGGCAGAGTGCCTGGATACAAGGGCTATAATTTTGAAAACCCAGGCGAATACTTCCCAGAGACTATTACAACAGAAAAGAATACTGGTACTTTCAAAGAAGCTAAGTACCGCAACAAAGATATAGTTCAGTTCATTTATGATATTGAAGGTTACTTTGTTTTATTCAATGCTGTATATGATTAGGACGATGGAGTATTTGACTTCAGTGAAGGAAGGGAAATCTATTACGGATTAAAGTATACTCTTAGCGATGATTCTATGGTAGAACTTGCCGTTGGTCTTGAATCTTGGCGTCTCGAAATGATAGCACACGAAGAAGATTCAAAAGATTTGGAGGTCATCAACACAACTTATTTCTCCGCAAAATTAGAATGTGATTTCTATGAATGGGAGAAAGGTTTAACAGAAGAAGAAGGAATCAAACGTATGATTGCTTTCTTCCCTAACGGTATTCCTTGTAAGGATGGCACTTATTACCATTTAGCTACTTTCCACATTGAGCCACATAAGGTTCCTTGCTATCATCCAGAAAACGGAAAAGTTGCATTTGCTCCTATGCCTTATCCTGTATTTATTCCTCCAAGATGCAAAAAAGATTTACCTCGCCCACCAAGAAGAAGAGGCGACATTTGTGAATCAGATTTCTAAAGGGGAACAAAAGTTAATTAACTTGTTCCGCCGCGGCGGGATACATTTTGAACGAGAAGTGTCTTTTGAGGATTTACACGGAAAAGGACAAACGTTACTTCGTTTTGATTTTGCTTTATATCGTAATAATAAAATATGTTGTCTGGTAGAATATGACGGAATACAACATTTTCAATATACTCCGCATTTCCATAAAAATCTTGCTGGTTTTAAAAAATAGCAAGAATGGGATAGAAGAAAAAATAGTTATTGCTTAATGCACAAAATTCCTCTTATTCGAGTTCCATATTGGGATTTAGAAGATTTAACCCTAAAGAAGGTTTTATCTGACCCCTCTTATTAGGTTAAAAGCAAATATCATATAGATGATTTAAAACGACAAGGGGTGAGAAAATGAGCGAAGTATTAATAGCAGCTATTTTTGCTGGATTAGGTGGTTTAGTAGGCGCAGTCGGAAAAGTTATTGTTGATGTAATTCGAGCCAAGCACGAGCCTGATTAGGCAGACTTGGAACTAAAAGACGAACTACAGCGCGAAAAAGAAAAGAGCGACACAGCAATCGCAACTTTCACAGACTTCGGGAAAGACATCAAGAAATGTGTGGAAGATATGAAGACAGAAATGAATTAGAAATTTGAGGATATGAATGAAAAGATTACTGATTACAGAGAAGAAACTCGTAATATAAATAAATCTGAATTAAGACATTCAATTACTCAAATTTATTATGCACGCAAAGATGAAAAAGCCCTTGACCTCAGAACAAAAGATGACCTTTGTTCTTTATACGAAGCATATAGTTCAATCGGCGGCAATTCATTTGCCCATGAGCTATATGAAGAAATGATGAATTGGGACGTCAAATAATAAAAGAGTGGCCGCGGCGCCACTCTTTTTTTATACTTTAACCTGATTTTGATAAAATCATTTCTAATTTATTAGATGAACTTGTTGTCAATTTTACTTGTTATTACACTCCAAGTGAATAATTTGACTTTTACAAATTTTTGGAGTATAATATTTATAGAATAAATTAGAAAAGGAGTGAGAATATGGCTAATATAATACTTTATTCTACTGGCTGTCCAAAGTGTAATGTTCTCAAAAAGAAGCTTGATGCTATAAATGCTTAGTACGATATCATTACGGATATGGATGAGATTCAAAAGGTTTGTGAGGCGACTCACAATGATATGCTGCCCCTTCTACAAGTTGATGAAGCTTGGGGCACAGTAATTTTTGACTTTTCAAAAGCAATAAAATGGGTAGGTGAACAGTCTAATGCAGATTAACATTAAAGTATCAAAGAATTTCACTACATAGTGGAATAAATTATAGAATGAGTTTGGAACTCAGCTTGCAGATTTAAACGGTTTCGGCGATGAACAGCTTTCTTATGGTGACTTCATTGATAATTTCGTTGATGTTCCAGTTGTTGCAGATAGCTCAATTGACTCAAATAGTAACGTAAGAAGAAAAGATATGGTAACTCTTCTTTCTGAAATGCCTAAGCCTCATAGAAAGCTTATGTCATTCCAAAAGATTTATTACGAAATGTAGAAGGAATATGGCTTTAAAGCTGCTAATGAGTGGTTGCGCCGCGACTGGATGGGAGAAATCTATATGCACGACGCAGACACAGCAACATTCAAGTCATATTGTTTTGCTTATGATTTAAAGGATTTGGCAGAAAAGGGATTATTCTTCCTTGGAGACACCTTCAATCCTAAGCCTCCTAAGCATTTGACTACTTTTGTTGATTTCGTAAAGGAATATATTAACTTCGCAAGTAATAGAACTTCAGGAGCCGTTGGCTTACCAAACCTTATTCCTTATATGTATTATTTCTGGAAACAAGATTGGAACTGTGCTTATCTTGGTATGCAACAGTTTGAAGACTATGCGAGACAGAATATTCAAAGATTCATTTATGCTGTTAACCAGCCTTGTGTAAGAGATGGACAGCAATCAGCATTTACAAATACCTCTGTATTTGACAGAGAATATCTTATGGCACTTTTCGGTGGTTCAGAGTTCCCAAATGGCGATATGATGGTTGACCACATTGAAGGAATTATGGATTTCCAAAAGATGTATATGGAAGTTATGGCAGATGTTCGTCATGAGAATATGTTTACTTTCCCTGTTTCTACTATGTCTATGGTAAGAAAGAATGGTAAGTTCCTTGATGAAGAATTTGCAGAATGGGCTATTAAGCATAATATGCAATGGTCTGATAGTAACCTCTTTATTGATGATAATGTATCAAGTCTTTCTAATTGTTGCCGCCTTAAGAGCGATATTCGTGACCTCGGTTACTTTAACTCTATTGGTGGTACTGCATTGAAGGTTGGTTCTGTTAAGGTTAATACAATTAACTTAGCAAGACTTGCACTTGATACAAATACTAAGGAAGAATATCTTGAAGAACTTAAAGCAAGAATACTTTGCATTGTTCGTTCTCTCCACGTTGTTCGTCATATTATTAAGAGAGATGTTGAAAAGAAACTTCTTCCGAATTTCTCTTATGGACTTATTGATTTCGAACACCTTTATAATACAATCGGCTTCATTGGTATCTATGAAACTATGAAGAAATTTGGTTGTACATATCAGGATAAACTCGGTAATACATATTACACTCAGGAGGCCGCAGACTTCGGCGAGAAGATTTTCAATACCATTCGTGAAGTTGCAGACAATTTCCTTGAAGAGAATGGATATGATTACAAAATCAATACAGAGCAAATCCCTGGTGAGAACGCCGCCGCCAAGCTGATGAGAAAAGATATGTTCTTCTATCCTGATGCTGACATTTATGACTTGCCTCTTTATGGTAATCAATTTATGCCTCTTGGTATTAAGTCAACATTACAGGAAAGAGTTCGTGTTCAGGCTATGTTCGATGGCTTCTGTAACGGTGGCTCAATTCTCCACGCAAATATTGATGCTCCATTTAAGAACTATGAGACTGCAAGAAAGATGACAGAATATATTGCAGACCAGGGCGTTACATATTTTGCCTTTAATACAAAAATACAGGCTTGTGAAGACAACCACGCTTTCTATGGCACAACTTGTCCTATCTGTGGTAAGCCTATTGCAACTGAGTACACAAGAGTTGTTGGTTTCTTAACTCCAATTAATACTTGGACAAGAGAAAGAAAGGCTGAATATAAGTTAAGAAAGTGGGAGCCTGTTAATGTAAACTTTGGAGATTTAATGTAATGGAAAATAGAAAATTTTCTGAAGAAGAATTAAATCGACTTGTTGATATGGCAAGACCAGGATATATATTAACAGAAAAAGAAGCTAAAGTTGGATTAAAAAATATTAATGACGGTGGAGTTATAACTCAAGAAAAGCTAAATGAACTTATTGAGAGGGCATTACTTCCAGTATGCCCTCCCACTTTACCTCCTTCGGATATACTTCAGGTTGTAGATAATTATGCTTATGTTTTTCCTGTTGACCCAGAAATACCCGTTAAAATTGTCTTTGAAGGAGAACATATAGAGGAGGAAGAAATCATTAATGCTCTTTATGAGAAGTTAAAGGAGATAAGTAATGAAAATAGTAAATCTGATTGATGAAGATTTTTGTCAATATAAAAAGCCTTCTATGTTTATAGGTATGCCTAAATGCTCATTCAAATGCGATAAGGAATGTGGAGTATAGGTTTGTCAAAACTCTACATTGGCTAATGCGCCGCAGATTGATATGAATCCAGTAGAAATAGCAACAAGATTTTACAATAATCCTATTTCTGAAGCAATTGTCTTTGGCGGTCTGGAGCCATTTGATACTCTATTGGATATGTGTGAGCTGCTTTCTATTCTCTACGCTCTTTATAACTGTTCTTTTGATATAAAGAAAGCTCCAGATATAGTCATCTATACCGGCTATTATCCAAATGAAATAAAAGATAAGCTGGAAACATTGAGAGTGTATGAAGATATGAATATCATAATTAAATTCGGAAGATTTATTCCGAATAAACCAAGTCGCTTTGATGAATTACTTGGAGTAGAATTAGCTTCAGATAATCAATATGCTATGAGGCTGGAGGATATTACCAATGACGAATGAAGGGAGATAGCCTGGTGCTCTTTGTCGTTTAGAGAAAATAATAGCTCATACAGACATAAGAGTACCTTTTAATAATGATAAAAATGCGTAGATATGTTTCATTGACCCGCATACTATGATACCATATGAGAATGGAACTATCATAAACGCTGGAATGGCATTTTATAAATATACGGAGGGAGAAACAGAATGAAAATGAAGGTTAATGATGACATAGTTCTTGTTGGTGAAATTCGTGCCGCCCTCAAGAAAAATAAAGAGTTGTATGGTAAGTTCTATTGTCCTTGTGTACCTACCTTTAAATATAACACATAGAACGATTAGGACTATGTATGTCCTTGTAAAGATTTCCGTGAGAACGTAAAATGTGGTGATACTTGCCATTGCGGACTTTACGTAAAGGAGGAAGAGTAATGTTTTGGGTAGGATGTGCTATTTTTATAGTTGGTTTTGGATTTGGACTTTGTTGTCGTGATGATTTATCTGGAGAGAAGAAAAAGCCCTGGCAAGATAAAGATGAGTGAGGAGAATAAAGATGAGCGATTTTAAATGTGACCACTGTATATGTAAAACTTGTTTAATTGCAGAAGTGAATGGCGGTGCGCCCGGCTGTGGAGATTGCTATAGATGTATGAGTGATAAGGAGAATGACCATCCAGGTCAATGTACTAATTGTCCAGATTATTATAACACAGATACTGCAAAAGGTATGTCATTACATTATTTATTCAGAAAAATGGCTGAAGACGACAATAAACTTGAAGAAGAGTATTGGCTTGAGCTTGGTAAGGCTATGGCTGAAGATATAAACAGAAATTTCGTAGATGTAAAGGAGGCTGCTAATGGTAACGATAGTTCAAGGAAATAAAAATGTATTAAAAGATTATAGATATTTCAAATGCAGAACTTGTGGTTGGGCAGGAAAAGCTGAAAAAGGCGAATACAATTATGGCGACCAGAGAGAGCCTGAATGTTGGATGAAATGTCCTTGCTGTAAAAATACCGCCCACGAGGTTACTGCACAGAGCGAAATTCAGTTTTTAATGGACAAAGAAAAAGAGAATAATAATGCACATCAGATTCTCCATTACCCTCCAGGAGTAAGATAATTAAATAAACAAAGCGGTCAAGATTTAATATCTTGACTTTTTTGTTGATATATGATATAATTATATAGAAATTAAAATAAAGGAGGAATTTAATGAGCTACGGCGTAGAAGATATTAAATCGTTAAGTGCCGGCCGTGCTTTCAGAGAAAAGCTTGGTATGTACCTCTGTGGTGATAAGCAGAAGGCTATCAATCTTGGTTTGAGAGAGCTGGTAGTTAATGTACAAGATGAATATGAAGTATATCAGCCTGCAAATCCTTATTGTAAGTTAACTCTTGACTCTAAGACAGGAGTTATCAGATGTGAGGACAATGCAAGAGGTATCCCAGTTGGTGTTCGTAGTGACGGCATAAACTCTTTAACTGCGGCATTTCTTATCCCTCATAGTGGTGGTAAGCATACAGAAGGAGCATACTCTTCAGCAGTTGGTATCAATGGTGAAGGTAATAAAATTGTTTGTCATACTGCGGAATGGCTTGAAGTTGAAGTCCACAGAGACGGAAATATTTACAAGCAAAGATTTGAGTCAGACGATGAGGGTGCACACCCCACTTCAGATGTTCAGATTATTGGTAAAGCAAATGATACTGGTACAATAATTACCTATAAACCAGACCCAAAGATTTACGGAGACATTTTCATTGATACAGAGTCTTTTGAGGCGATGTTAAAGAATATGAGTCTGTTCTCTAAGGGATTATCATTCATTTTCATCGTTGATGGAAAGGAAAAGACATTCTATTCTAAGAACGGTCTTATTGATGGACTTAGTAAAGATAATGTTATGTTCCGTCCATTCTCATATTTTTATGAGACTCCCGATTGTAAGGTTGAGTTTGCTTTACAGTGGGTTACAAAGAAAGGTAATTTAAGGGGCTATGCTAACTCACTTTATGTTCCTAACGGCGGTAAGTTTATGAGTCAGTTTAAGTCCTCTCTTACAAGAACTTTCAATTCATTAGCTAAGTCTAAGTTTGAAGGTGAACAGATAAGAAATCTTCTTGATGGATTCGTTTCAGTTAAAGTTAAGGTAGGTCAGTGGTCCAACCAGCAGAAGGACTCACTTGAAAA